CGAGGCAGAGATCTACCAGGCGGAAGAGAAGCGGATTCGCGAGTTCAGTGCGGAGTTGCGATCGGCGGTCGAGGTCGAGACGAGCAGCGAGACGGTTGACCTCGGGCGCTGGGGGCAGTGGTCCGCGGACTGGAACAAGCGGCGCATGGCGTGGATGGACGGGCTGAAGCGGTGCAGGATACGGGCGCGGAGGCACAGGCTGGCGCACCGTGCCGCCCTGTCGCTGTTTCCGGCGTGGCAATCCATCCACTACACGCTGACGCGCGGCAAGGCGCCCGACCTGAGCAAGCTGGACGCGGTCGAGCGGATGCTGGAGGGGTGAGAGACGATCGTCCTTCCGATCTATGGGCAAGGCCCTGGGCTGGGCTTCCGGAACCTGGGCGGCTCAGAGGACTCGATGCGCTTCCGGCTGGAGGCGATTCGGAACGCGCCGGTAGAGTACGGCGTCGGCGCGGCCCTCGCCCTGGTGAAGGTGCCGGCGGGCGACGCGAGACTGCGGGTGCAATGGGCCAGGGTGGAGGCCTACTGCGACCCAGCCGAGGATTGGCACAGCTTGTGGCTGCAGTTCGGAGCGCTGCCAAACCAGCAGCATCCGGTCTTCTACATGCAACCGAAGGCGATGGGTTACGAAGTCGGCTGGAACAAGGGGCCGGCGGCCGCTGATCAGGTGATCCTCGCCACCGTGGCAGGCAAGCCGATGGTCGAACATCTGGAGGGAGTGCGTCGCATCCATTTCGCGGACGGACGCCTGGACCTGACGATTACGGATACAGCGGTATCCCTGGGCGATCGGGGCGGCTACGTGGCGACCTTCCTGCGTGCCGCGGTGTCCCAGTACGGCGAGATCGGGCGGGACTGGCTCGGCGTCTACTGCGAGGGGAGTCTGATAGAGGTGCTGGTCGAGGTGGAAGGGGCGTGACATGTATCTCCTGCTTGCGGAAACCCCATAGAGGGCATATCCTGACGGAAACCCCATAGAGGGACGCGATGCCACAGTGCAGAGCGAAGGCGAAGAGCACGGGGGAGCGGTGTAGGCGGGCCGCCGTGAAGGGCTACCCGGTTTGCCGGGTGCACGGAGCGGGGTCGCCAACTCAGGGTCGGCCCGGCGGCCGCCCACCGAAGCACGGTGCCTATGCCCGGCACCTCAAGCCGGAAGAGCTTGCCACCCTGGAGGAGTTACGGGAACTCGGGACGGGTTTAGAGCAGGAACTCGCGCTGGCACGGCTCCAACTCACCAGGGCGGCGGACTGGGCGCATAAGGAGGGCGCGGAGCGATGCGAGGGGAAGGCGTGTCCGTTCGCGCTGGTCGATAACCGGCTGGAGTTGGTGTCGAAGGTGGCAGAGCGGTGTTCCCGCATTGCAGAGGGGTTGCAGATTCGGGTCGTTGATCTCGACGCGGTGCAGCGCGTGTTCGGCGTGCTGCAAAAGCATGTGAAAGACCGAGTCGTGTTGAGGGCGATATTGGAGGAGTTCGAGAGGGAGACGAAGTGAGCATCGCCCGCCCCCCAACCCTGGAGAGCGAGTTGGCGCGCCTCGGGCTGATGACGCTTGACTCCGTGGAGCAGATCGCCACTAAGGGTGTGCGGGAGTGGATTGAAGAGAACCTGTATATCCGGGACAAGAACCGGCAGGTGATCCCATTCCGGTTCAACTGGGCCCAGGTCGATTACTACGAACACCGCACTCTGCGGGACATCATCCTGAAGGCTCGTCAGCTCGGCTTCACGACTCTGATCTCCAGCCTGTTCTTCGCGGACTGCGTGCTTCGGCCCAACACGAGTTCGGTGATCGTGGCCCATGACTGGGAAAGTGTCGAGCGGATCTTCCGGATCGTGCGGATGTTCTGGGAGTATCTGCCAGAGGATGAGCGGAAGCGGATCGGCGCGCCGAAATACGACCGCAAGGGGGAACTGTTTTGGCCACGCATCGGGTCGAGCTACTACGTGGGCACGGCGGGATCGAAGCGATTTGGCCACGGCATGACGATCCACAACCTGCACTGCTCGGAGGTGTCGTTGTGGACGCACCCAGAGGAGTCGCTGGTGGGATTGCTGGAGGCGGTGCCGGCCAACGGGCGGGTTGTGCTGGAGAGCACGGCGAACGGCGTCGGGAACCATTACCACGATCTGTGGGTGGCGGCGAAGGCACAGCAAAATCGGTTCGCCTGCCAGTTCTATTGTTGGTTCGAGGACCCCACATATCGGCTCGATGTTACCAAGGAGGAGGCGAAGGCATGGGGCGACCAGCTACGGGCGTTAGGGTTGGCGGCGAAGAGTTGACCCGTCAGATCGCCGACCGATATGTGGCAGGCGAATCGCTGAATCAGCTAGCGGCCGCATTCGGCATGACCTATAAGGGCATCTCATACCGCCTTGACATTGCTGGAGTAGCTCGACGGTCGAGATCGGAGAGCAACACCCTGGCATGGAAGAGGAGGGAGAACCGCCGCAGCCCGAACTACAAGGGCGGACGCACCATGCATGCTGCTGGCTATGTCATGGTGTGGGAACCCGATCACCCGAATGCTATCATGAGCGGCTACGTGATGGAGCATCGCCTTATTATGGAGCGGGTTCTGGGCCGCTACCTGGAAAGCCACGAACTCGTGCATCACCTGAACGAAAACCGGCAGGACAATCGGCCGGCGAATCTGCGGGTGGTCAGCCGGGCAGAACACGATGCCATCCACCAACAGGAGCGCGACCAGAATGGGTGCTTCATCAGTCGTCCCGCTGAGCACGGATGAGATTGATCTCGTCCGAAAATACGGTCTGACCTTGGGCCAGATCAAATGGCGTCGGCAGAAGAAGGGTGATCTGCGGGAGCGCTTCCAGGAGCAATATCCCGAATCCGACGTCACCTGCTTCCTGACATCGGGCCGCTGCTGCTTCGACGTGCAGGCGCTGCTGGCGCAGCAACGGCGGGTAGGGGCGAGGCCGGAGGCGGTGGCGGCGATCCCGGGCAAGGCGAAGCAGACGACAGCGGTGGCGCCGATGGTATTGTCGGTCTGGAAGCCACCGGCAGTCGGCAGCCGGTACGTGATCGGGGCCGACGTCGGGGAGGGCATCCAGGGCGGGGACGCGAGCGCGGCCGCAGTGCTGGACCGGAAGACCTGCGAGCAGGTGGCGGAGCTGCACGGGTGGGTGGCGCCGGATCGCTTCGCCCGGCTGCTGGACGCGCTCGGGCGCTGGTACAACCTGGCGTCGATCGCCGTGGAGCGCAACAACCACGGGCACAGCACCCTCAACACGTTGTCGAACGTGTGCCGCTACCCCCAGCTCTACCGGCATGTGAAATACGATGCGACGCAGAACATCGTCCCGGTGCTGGGCTGGCCGACGGACCAGGCGACGAAGCCGATCCTGGTAGACGATCTGGCGGCGGCGATCGCGGGCGGGCACGTGATCATCAACTCGGGCGCACTGATCGACGAATGCCTGACCTTCGTGATGACGGACACGGGAGCGCAGGAAGCGCAGCAGGGCAAGCACGACGACCGGGTGCTGGCCATAGGGATTGCATGGCAGGCGAGGAAACGCGGCTGGGCGCGGCCGAGCGGCGAGCGCCCGCCGGGATGGTGAGTGCAACATGAGACTTTGGGCAGATGTCCCACAAACAGAGCGCGTGACAGAGGCGTTCTTGCGGAGCTGTGCAGGCGGGGCCGATCAACGCTGGCTGGCAGACAAGCTGGCCAGAATCAGTAAGCCGCGTTGCCAGGCGGCCGTCCGTTGGGGCGGCAGAGGTGATCTGTGGAACCCGTGTGGCCGCAGCCCGAGTGCGGGCGAATCCTTCTGCGTGCTCCATGGAGGCGCATACACGAAGCGGCCAACAGAGGCACAGAAGCGATGGAGGCGCGTGGAAAGGTGTCTTATCTTCCTGGATCGGGAGATCGGTCGGCTTCAGAGAGAGATGGCGGAGTTGCAGCGAATGGGACGATACCTGAAGAAACTGAAGGCGCAACGGACTCTTCTCGCGTGCGAACTGGCATCCATAGGGGAGCCAGGCGCCGCAGCCAAGGAGCAGACATGCCAGACGACAAGCAGACCTACCGCGTGACGGCCGGGTGCTGGAACTGCGGAGAGAAGCAGCGCCAGTACGACATTCCCCAGGGGCAGGCGGTTGGCGACACAAAGTGCGGGGCCTGCGGGGTGAAGGGTTGTCTGCATCGCATCGAGGATGAGGTATTACCCAGCGTGAACGCGGGAGTGTGATGGCGGCCAAGTCGGCACCTGTTCCTAGCGAACGCTATCGCAACCTGTGCGCGGCCATCCGACGGGAAGCTGTGGCGATGGGCGGGCATGGGTGGTTGACCATCGAGATCACCGTCGCTGACTCCGAGCCGTTCGAGATGCGGGTGTGTGAGCGCAATGCCAGGTACCGCCTCACCGCGCCGCCCCCGCCAGCATTGACAGCGAACGGCGCCGCGGCTACACTCGGCGCAACCGAATAAGTCGCTGACGTTACGAAGACGAGGCGACCCAGGGAACCGCTCGCGGAGCGGCTGGGTCGCCTTTTTGCATGGGAGACAGACATGGCGATCAACTGGAAGCAGTATCCGCCGGCCGGACACGAACAGCGGGTCAAGGACTACGGTCGCTACGAGCAACTCTTCCTGAGCGGCCACAAGCAGGCCTTCAAGGTGAAAACGGGCGGGGCCTTTCAGCTCACCCGGTACATCATCAGCAACTTCCTCGCCGGGCTCAGCACGCTGTCGGCCGATATGCTGTTCGGCGAGCAGCCCGACTTCATGGTGGATGACGAAGCGAATAAAGCGGCGGGCGAGGCCGTGTCCGGGATCGTCGAGCGAAACGACCTGCTCACCATGGGATACGAGGCGGCGCTGGCGGCGAGCTTCCGCGGAGAGACCGTGCTGAAGGTCCGTTGGGAGCTGCGGACACCGGACTATGCGGACCCGGAGGCGGTGATCGAGGAAGTGCCGCCCGGGATCTGGTTTCCCGACCTCTCCGAAGACAACGTGCGGGATGTGCGGACCGTGTCGCTGGCCTGGCTGAAGATCGACCCGAGCGATGCGAAGCGGCAGTATCTACGCATCGAGGAGCACGAACCCGGCCTCATCCGCAATCGACTCCTGCTGCTGAGCGCGGAGGGCGAGGATCCGCAGGAGGTCGAGCTGTCAACGCTGGAGGAATACGCCGACCTCGAGCCCGAGGTGGAGACGGGACTGGCGGCAATCCCGATCATCCACATCCCGAACTACCGCTATGGCAGCCGCTATTTCGGCATCAGCGACTATCAGGGCTTGGAGGCCTTGCAGGAGGCGATCAACAGCCGCATCAGCATGGTCGACAACGTGCTCGACAAGCACGTCGCGCCGAAGCTCGCGGTCCCGCCGAGCATGTTCAACGAGGATGGCGTGATCGACCGCAACAAGCTGGAGCTGATCCCGCTGGAGAAGGGCGAGACGATCCCGACTTACATCACGTGGGACGCGTCGCTGCAGGCCGCGTTCGCCCAGTTCGACAAGCTCCAGGAGTTGCTGTTCATGTTGAGCGAGACCTGCCCGACCATCTTCGGCCTCGAGAAGTTTGGGGTGGCGCAGAGCGGGAGCGCGCTGCGGCTCCGGATGCAGCGGACCATCAGCAAGATCAACCGAAAGCGCCTGTATTTCAACACCGGACTGATCGAGGCGCTGTGGCTGGCGCAGCAGTTGGAGACGATACACGGCGGCGCCACCTACGAGCCGTGCCCGGTGACGATCTCGTGGGCGGACGGGTTGCCGGAGGACGTCAAGGAGATGGTGGAGATCGAGAGCCAGAGGATGGCGGCTGGCAATACCTCAGTCGAGTCCTCGATCCGGCGACTGGACGGGCCGGGCGGAGTCGAGGCTGAGATGGACCGTATTGCGGCCGAAGAGGGGCAGTCGAGCGTGCTGACCGGGAGGGGACCGGAGCCGCCTGCATCCGGCGCGCAGGAGTAGGTCGGCATGGCGCATCCGGTAGTTAGCCGCCGCAAGGTGCAGGCGTTCCGCGCGGCCTTCGATGGGCCGGTCGCGGACCTCGCCAGTACTTATCGACACGCCTCCGCCAATGTGCTAGAGCTCCTGTCCGACGCCAAGTCCAGCCTCTTCCAGCGGCGGCGCGCGAAGGCCCTGCTGCGCCAGTTCCACGAAGTGCTCTCCGAACTCCGGGACGAGTCCGCGGCCTGGATCAGCGCCAACATGCCAGCGTGCTACCAGGCCGGAATGCGCTTCGGAGATGAGGGTCTGCGGGGGATCCGGCGCGCCGGCATCAATCTCGGAACGCCGGAGAGCGTGGTCTTCGCCGGCGTGCATCGGGAGGCAGTCGAGGTGATGGCGACGGCGATGCAGCGGACCGTTGACCATGCGTTGGCGCAGATCGGGCGGCGAGCCGACGACCTGTTCCGGTCAGTGGGCGTGCAGGAGGTGGCCAAGGGCATCGCCGAGGGGAAGACCCGCGTTCAAGTGAGCCGCGAGATGAAGCAGCGGTTCCTGGCCGAGGGGCGTCTCCAGTTTCTCGACAAGCGGGGGCGCGCCTGGGACCTCGATAACTACACCGAGATGGTGGCTCGAACGACGACTCGGGAGGCCATGACCCAGGGCACGATCAACCGGCTGCGCGAGCACGGCATCGAGCTGGCGCAGGTGAGCGCCCACGGGGCCGCCGATTTCTGCCTTTATTACGAGAACATGGTGGTCAGCATCGGGTCGGAGCCGCACCCTGTCTATCCCAGCATCGACAGCATCGGCGGCGGCCCGCCGTTCCATCCGCGGTGTGTGCACGTCCTGACGCCGTTCGTGGAAGCGCTGGCGACACCCGATGAGCGGGGAGCGGGAGAGTCGCAGCCGGGAGTGCTGTACAAGACGCCGGCGGAGTTGCAGCGGCGGTTTCGGCGGGACTTCCCGGCGCGGGCGAAGGCGGAGGGCCGCAAGATACGGCAAGAGGGCGCGGCGACGAGGCGAAGAGCGGAAAAGCGGCAGAAGAAGAGCAAAGACGAGGAGACCTGAATGGCCGCCGTCACCTACAAGTCCTTCGTTCGAACCGCCCTCCGTTCCCGCGGCTTGAAGAGGCACTCGTCAACCGAGGGCATGGCGCCCATCGAGCGGCAGTGGACCCGCGATCTGATCGAGGCGAGGCGGGCATTCGCTGCGAAGCCCGGTGGTCGCAGGGCGCGCCGAGCACGACGTCGGCGCAAGCGGATCCTGGCGCGATGGCGCGGGGATGGTTGACAGGAGGCGATGAGGGATGAAGAAGATGGAGATTCGACCGAATCCTGATCTCGATGCACTTGACGGGTCAGTTATCACTAGCGTCAGGCATCTGGTGGATGCTATTGACCTGGATTACGAAA